ATGCCATCGACTTCGACCGGGCCCGATCTGAGATCGGGTGCCGCCTGGCTCGCCTCCGCGCCCGAGGATGTCCAGCGGGACTTCCTGCAAAGCCTCGATGACGGGCTGGTGCTGGCGTTGCCGCATCTTTTCGAGTTCTGGGCGCTGCCGCACCAGTTGCCGCCCGGCGGCGACTGGCGGACATGGGTGATCCTGGGCGGGCGCGGCGCGGGCAAGACCCGCGCCGGGGCGGAATGGGTGCGCAGCCTTGTCGAGGGGGCGATGCCGCTGGACCCGGGGCGCTGCGCGCGGGTGGCCATCGTGGGCGAAACGCTGGACCAGGCGCGCGAGGTGATGGTGTTCGGCGACAGCGGCATCCTGGCCTGCGCGCCGCCCGACCGCAAACCCGTCTGGCATGGCGGGCGGCGGATGCTGACATGGCCCAACGGCGCGACCGCGCAGGTGTTTTCGGCGCATGAGCCCGAGGCGCTGCGCGGCCCGCAATTCGACGCCGCCTGGGTGGACGAGCTGGCGAAATGGAAGCGCGGGCAGGAGGCGTGGGACATGCTGCAATTCGCGCTGCGGCTGGGGGAGAACCCGCAGGTCTGCGTGACCACGACGCCGCGCAACGTGGGCGTGCTGAAAGAGGTGCTGGGGCGCGACAGCACGGTGCGGACCCATGCGCCGACCGAGGCGAATGCCGCCAACCTTGCCGAAAGCTTTCTGGTCGAGATGCGCGCGCGCTACGCCGGCACGCGGCTGGGCCGGCAGGAGCTGGAGGGCGTGCTGATGGAGGATGCCGAGGGCGCGCTGTGGTCGCGGGCGATGCTGGATGCCGCGCGGCTGGGCGAGTGCCCGGAGCTGGACCGGATCGTGGTGGCGGTGGACCCGCCGGTGACGGGCCATGCGCGCTCGGACGAATGCGGGATCATCGTGGCGGGTGTGCGGGCGCGGGGGGCGCCGCAGCACTGGCAGGCCTGCGTGCTGGAGGATGCCAGTATCAGCGCCGCCAGCCCCGCCGCCTGGGCGCGGGCCGCCATCGCGGCGCGCGACCGCTGGAACGCCGCGCGCATCGTCGTCGAGGTGAACCAGGGCGGCGACATGGTCGAGGCGGTGCTGCGGCAGGTCGATCCGCTGGTGCCGCTGGGCAAGGTGCGCGCGACGGTGAACAAGCAGGCCCGCGCCGAGCCGGTGGCGGCACTGTACGAACAGGGGCGGGTGAACCACCTGCGCGGCTTCGGCGTGCTGGAGGACCAGATGTGCGCGATGACGACCGGCGGATACGAGGGCACCGGCAGTCCCGACCGGCTGGATGCGCTGGTCTGGGCGCTGAGCGACCTGATGATCGAACCGGTGCGCAAATGGCGGCATCCGACGGTGCGCGCGCTCTAGTTCATTTTCCTTAAACCTTTCGACGCATTTTGGCTTTCGACGGCGCAAGGCCGGGTGGAGCGCCCAAGGACGAGGAGCAAGACGCATGAAGCTGGATTTCTTTCGACGCAGCGCCGGGGCCGGGGCGGTGCCGGAGCGGAAGGCAAGCGCCACCGGGCGGGTCATGGCCATGGGCGGCGCCGGTCGCGTGGCGTGGAGCCCGCGCGACACCGTGAGCCTGACGCGCACCGGCTATGGCGCGAACCCGGTGGTGCATCGCTGCGTCAAGATGATCGCCGAGGCCGCCGCCGCCCTGCCGCTGGTGTTGCAGGACAGCGCGCAGCGCTACGACACCCACCCGCTGCTGCGGCTGGTGCAGCGCCCGAACCCGGCGCAGGGCAAGGCCGAGCTGTTCGAGGCGCTTTACGGTTACCTGCTGCTGTCGGGGGACAGTTACCTTGAGGCCGTGGCGGGCACGGATGCGTTGCCGGGGGAGCTGCATGTGCTGCGCTCGGACCGGATGCAGGTGGTGCCGGGGGGCGATGGCTGGCCGGTGGCCTATGAATACGCGGTGGGCGGGCGCAGGCATCGCTTCGACGTGACGGGCGAGGTGCCGGCGGTCTGCCATGTCAGGGCGTTTCATCCGCAGGACGACCATTACGGGTTGTCGCCCCTGCAGGCGGCGGCGCAGGCGCTGGACGTGCACAACTCGGCAAGCCGCTGGTCGAAGGCGTTGCTGGACAACGCGGCGCGGCCTTCGGGGGCGATCGTCTATACCGGCGCGGACGGTGCGGGGGGCCTGAGCGCGGACCAGTATGACCGGCTGGTGTCGGAGATGGAGACCCATCACCAGGGTGCGCGCAACGCGGGCCGGCCGATGCTGCTGGAGGGCGGGCTGGACTGGAAGCCGATGGGCTTCAGCCCGTCGGACATGGAGTTCCAGAAGACCAAGGAAAGCGCCGCGCGCGAGATCGCGCTGGCCTTTGGCGTGCCGCCGATGCTGCTGGGGATACCGGGCGATGCGACATTCGCCAATTACCAGGAGGCGAACCGGGCGTTCTATCGCCTGACGGTGCTGCCGCTGGCGGCGCGCGTCACGGCGCAGGTATCGGAGTGGCTGTCGCGCTTTGCCGGGGAGGCGCTGGAGCTGAAGCCGGACCTCGACCAGGTGCCGGCGCTGGCCGCCGAGAGGTCGGAGCTGTGGCGGCGGGTGAGCGATGCGGCGTTCCTGACGGATGCGGAAAAGCGCGGGTTGCTGGGCCTGCCGGTGCTGAGCGAGCCCGCCGATGGATGACAGGCGCTACGGGTTCGAGGCGTTCGACTGTGCGCCGGCGCTGCGGCTGGAGGCGCATGAGCGGGTGAGCAAGTTGCAGATCGACGGGTTGCAACAGCGCGCGCAACGGCTGGAGGCGGCGATGGAGAAGCTGGAGAAACGCCTGTGGCTGGCGGTTTACGGGATCGTGGGGATCATCGTGGCGCAGGCGGTGCAATCGCTGCTGGCGGTGGCGCCATGAGCGGGAAAGGGATCGGGATGGATTACGGATTGGAAACCAAGTTCTGCCGCCTGGGCGAGGACCTGGTGCTGCGCGACGGAGCGGTGATCGAGGGCTATGCCAGCCTGTTCGGCGCCTGCGACCAGGGCGGCGACGTGGTGCAGGCCGGGGCCTATGCCGACAGCCTTGCGCGGCTGGCCGCCGAGGGCCGGAAGGTCAGGATGCTGTGGCAGCACGACCCGGCGCAGCCCATCGGCGTCTGGGACGAGGTGCGCGAGGACGGCCGGGGCCTGTATGTGAAGGGCCGCATCCTCGACAGTGTCGAGAGGGGCCGCGAGGCGGCGGCGCTGATTGCGGCGGGGGCGCTTGACGGGTTGTCGATCGGGTATCGCACGCGGCGCGCGGTGAAGACCGACAGGGGTCAGCGGCTTTTGACGGAACTGGAGCTTTGGGAGGTGTCGCTGGTGACCTTTCCGATGCTGCCCAGTGCGCGGGTGGGTCGGAAGGGCGAGGCGCCCGGGGCCGATGCCGCCTGGCGCGAACTGACGGCGGCCTTCGACGCGGCACGCCTTGAGATGATGGCGCGGGGCTGAGCCCGCGCCGGGACCACCAGAGAAGGACATGCTGATGAGCACGACCGAGACGAAGTCTCGGACCGGGGATGCTGTGTCTCCGGTCGCCGAGGCGACCACCGCGATTGCGGGGTTTGCAAGTGAATTCAAGGGGTTTCGTGACGAAATCCACACACGGCTTCAACAACAGGAAGAGCGACTGACCATGCTGGATCGTAAGACTGCCCCCCATACCCCCGCGCGCCCCGCGCTGGCCATGCGTGCCGACACAGGGGCGCCCCACCGAAAGGCGTTCGACGCCTACCTGCGCAGCGGCGACGATGACGGGCTGCGGGGCATCGCGCCCGAGGGCAAGGCGATGAACACCGCCATTGCCGCCGATGGCGGATACCTGGTGGACCCGAAAACCGCCGATACCGTGCGCAGCGTGTTGCAGGGGGCGGCCTCGGTCCGGGCGATTGCCAACGTGGTCGAGATCGAGGCCACCAGCTATGACGTGCTGGTGGATCGCGGCGATGTCGGCCACGGCTGGAACACCGAGACCGGGTCGGTGTCGGAAACCGGCACGCCGCAGATCGAGCGCATCACCATCCCGCTGCACGAGCTGTCGGCGCTGCCCAAGGCATCGCAGCGGCTGCTGGACGACGCGGCCTTCGACCTGGAGGGCTGGCTGGCGGGCCGCATCGCCGACAGGTTCGCGCGGGCCGAGGCGGCGGCTTTCGTCAACGGCGACGGCATCGACAAGCCCACCGGGTTCCTGACCCATCCGCATGTCGGCAATGGCGGCTGGAGCTGGGGCAGGCTGGGCTATGTCGCCACCGGCGTCGATGGCGGGTTCGGCGGGGCGGATGCGATTGTCGACCTGGTTTATGCGCTGGGGGCGCAATACCGGGCGAACGCGGCGTTCGTCATGAACTCGAAAACTGCCGGCGCGGTGCGCAAGCTGAAGGACAATGACGGGCGGTTCCTGTGGTCGGACGGGCTGGCCGCGGGGGAGCCTGCGCGGCTGCTGGGCTACCCGGTGCTGATCGCCGAGGACATGCCCGATATCGGCAGCGACGCCACGGCCATCGCGTTCGGCGATTTCCGCGCCGGGTACACGGTGGCGGAACGGCCCGACCTGCGGGTGCTGCGCGATCCGTTCTCGGCCAAGCCGCATGTGCTGTTCTACGCCACCCGGCGCGTGGGCGGCGACGTGAGCGATTTCGCCGCGATCAAGCTGCTGAAATTCTCGGTCGCGTAAGCGCCGGGGATCGGGGGCGGGCCCTGTGCGGCCCGTCCCCGGGGCGCGTGCCGTGTGCAACGGTGTTGTCTGGCTGCTCCCTCCGTTCGAGCAACGCTGGCGGCGCGCGCCTGACCCCATCGCGGAGGGGCGAAGATTGGAGACAGGTCCATGATGTTGACGGAAGAGACCGAGATCGGGCAGGCGGCCCTGCCGGTGGCGGCGTTCAGGGCGCATCTGCGCCAGGGCACCGGGTTTGCCGGGGACGGGGTGCAGGACGAGGTTCTGGAAGGCTTTTTGCGGGCGGCCCTGTCGGCGATCGAGGCGCGCACCGGCAAGATCCTGATCGCGCGGGCGTTCCGGCTGAGCCTGGCGGACTGGCGCGACGCCACCGGCCAGGCGCTGCCGGTGGCCCCGGTCGGCGCGGTGAGCGAGGTGGTGCTGGCCGACCGCGACGGGATCGGGGTGACGGTGGCGCCTGCGCTTTACCGGCTGGAGCGCGACAGCCAGCGCCCGCGCCTGATGCCGGTGGCGGCACTGTTGCCGGTGATCCCGCGGGGCGGGTCGGTGCGGATTTCGTTCGAGGCCGGGATGGCGGCGGAGTTCGACGGCTTGCCCGCCGACCTGCGCCAGGCGGTGATGCTGCTGGCGGCGCATTACTACGAATACCGTGACGAGACCGGGCTGGGCGCGGGTTGCATGCCCTTTGGCGTGACCAGCCTGATCGAACGCTACCGCACCGTGCGGCTGCTGGGCGGAGGTGCGGCATGAGCGGGCGGGTGCATCTGAGCCGCCGGCTGGTGCTGGAGGCACCGGTGCGGGCGCCCGACGGCGCGGGCGGCGTGCAGCGCGGCTGGGAGGTGCTGGGCACGCTCTGGGCCGAGGTGGTGGCGCGCACCGGGCGCGAGCGTGCGGGCGACGGGGCGCAGGTATCGCTGACCGGCTATCGCATCACGGTGCGCGCGGCGCCCGAGGGGCACGCGGCGCGGCCAAGGCCGGAACAGCGGTTCCGTGAGGGCGGGCGGGTGTTCCGCATCACGGCGGTGGCCGAGCGCGATCCGCGCGGGCGGTTCCTGACGTGCTTTGCCGAAGAGGAGGTGGTGGCATGAGCTATGGCATGGCGGCGGCCTTGCAGGAGGCGGTGTTCCAGCGGCTGAGCGGTGACGCGGTGCTGGCGGGGCTGGTCGGCGGCGCGGTCTATGACGTGATGCCGAGCGGCCCGCTGCCGCCGCTTTACGTCAGCCTTGGCCCCGAGGAGGTGCGCGACGCGTCCGACAAGACGGGCGGCGGGGCGCGGCACGATTTCACGGTGTCGGTGGTGGCCGATGGCAGCGGGTTTCACGCCGCCAAGACGGTGGCCGCCGCGATCAGCGATGCGCTGCTGGGTGGCGAGCTGCCGCTGGCGCGCGGACGTTTGGTGGCGCTGAATTTTCTGCGCGCGCGGGCCAGCCGCGAGGGCACCGGCCAGTTGCGCCGGATCGACCTGCGGTTCCGCGCGCGGATCGACGACGAGTAACCCCAAATTTCAGGAGACAAACCGATGGGTGCACAGAATGGCAAGGACCTGCTGATCAAGCTTGACCTGACCGGCGACAAGCAGTTCGGCACGATCGCGGGGCTGCGGGCCACGCGGATCAGCTTCAACGCGGAAAGCGTGGACGTGACCAGCCTGGAAAGCCAGGGCGGGTGGCGCGAGCTGCTGGCGGGGGCGGGCGTGAAAACCGCGTCGATCAGCGGCTCGGGCGTGTTCCGCGATGCCGATACCGACGAGCGGGCGCGGCAGATCTTCTTTGACGGCGAGATCCCCGATTTCCAGGTGGTGATCCCCGGTTTCGGCATCGTCGAGGGGCCGTTCCAGGTGACCGCGCTGGAATATGCGGGCAACCACAATGGCGAGGCGACATACGAGATGGCGATGGCCTCGGCCGGGGCGCTGTCGTTTACGGCGCTGTGATGGTGAACCGTTGGCGGGGCGAGGTGGCGCTGGTTCTGGATGGCGAGCGCCGGGTGATGAAGCTGACGCTGGGGGCGCTGGCCGAGCTGGAGGAGGCGCTGGGGGCGGACACGCTGGTGGCGCTGGTCGAGCGGTTCGAGGCGGGGCGGTTTTCCACGCGCGACGTGCTGGCGCTGCTGCTGGCGGGGCTGCGCGGCGGCGGCTGGCCGGGCGATGCGCGCGCGCTGGCGCGGGCCGAGATCGCGGGCGGGCCGATGGCGGGCGCGCGGGCGGCGGCGGAATTGCTGGCGCGGGCCTTTGCCCTGCCGGAAGAGGCCGGCGCATGAGCGGGTTCGACTGGCCGGGCATGATGCGGGCCGGGATGGCCGGGTTGCGGCTGACGCCCGAGCGGTTCTGGGCACTGACGCCGGCGGAACTGATGCTGATGCTGGGGCGCGGCGCGGGCGCCGCCCCGATGGCGCGCGCGCGGCTGGAGGAGATGCTGGCCGCGTTTCCCGACACCCCTGAAAGGGCAGAGAGATGAGCGATTACGACGGGCTGGACCGGCTGGGGATGCAGATCGAGACGCTGGAGGTGGCGATGGACGGCGCCAGCGGCATGGCGGCGGGGTTCGAAACCGAGCTGGGCCGGATGCGCGCGACATTCGCGGCGGCGGGGCAGGATGTGCGCACGCTGGAGCGGGGGATGAGCACCGGGTTGCGCCGCGCCTTCGACGGGGTGCTTCTGGATGGGATGAAGCTGTCGGACGCGCTGCGCACGGTGGCGCAAACGATGGTGAACACCGCCTATTCGGCGGCTGTCAAGCCCGTCACCGATCATGTCGGCGGGATGCTGGCGCAGGGTGTCGGCAGCCTGATGGGCCATATCCTGCCCTTTGCCGGTGGCGCGGGGTTCGCGCAGGGCCGGGTGATGCCATTTGCCAGGGGTGGCGTGGTCGGCGGGCCCAGCTATTTCGCCATGCGGGGCGCCACCGGCCTGATGGGCGAGGCGGGCCCCGAGGCGATCATGCCGCTGTCGCGCGGGCCCGACGGCAGCCTTGGCGTCCGGGCGCAGGGCGGGGCAGGGCCGGTCAGCGTGGTGATGAACATCCAGACCCCCGACGCCGAAAGCTTTCGCCGCAGCCAGAGCCAGATCGCGGGGCAGGTGAGCCGCGCGCTGGGGCGTGCGCAGCGCAACCGCTGAGGAGACGAAGATGGGATTTCACGAGATACGGTTTCCGGCCAACCTGAGCTTTGGCTCGGTCGGCGGGCCGGAGCGGCGCACGGACGTGGTGACGCTGGCCAACGGTTTCGAGGAGCGCAACAGCCCCTGGGCGCATTCGCGGCGGCGCTATGACGCCGGGGTGGGGCTGCGCTCGCTCGACGATGTCGAGACGCTGATCGCGTTTTTCGAGGCGCGGCACGGGCAGCTTTACGGGTTTCGCTGGAAGGACTGGTCGGATTTCAAATCCTGCCGCCCCTCGGCCGAACCCGGCTACATGGACCAGGTGATCGCCGTCGGGGACGGGGAAACGGCGCAATTCGCGCTGGCGAAGGAATACCGGTCCGGCGCGCAGATCTATCGGCGGCCGGTCACGAAGCCGGTGGCCGGCACGGTGCGCGTGGGGATCGAGGGCGACGCCCAGCAGGAAGGCATCCACTGGGAGCTGGACCCCGCCACCGGGATCGTCGGTTTCGCGCATCCGCCGAACGAGGGGATGGAGATCACCGCCGGGTTCGAATTCGACGTGCCGGTGCGGTTCGATACCGACCGCATCCAGACCAGCGTCGCGAGTTTCCGGGCCGGGGACGTGCCGGGCGTGCCGGTGGTGGAAGTGAGGGTCTGACACGATGGACGAGGCATTTCTTGACCATATCCGATCCGGCCTGACGACGCTGGCCGGGGCCTGGGCGATCACGCGTGCGGACGGGCTTGTGCTGGGCTTTACCGATCACGACCTGGATCTGGTGTTCGACGGCATCACCTTTCGCGCCGAAAGCGGGCTGTCGGCCACAGCGTTGCAACAAGGCACCGGCCTGTCGGTGGACAATGCCGAGGCGCTGGGGGCGCTGAGCGATGCGCGTATAAGCGAGGCGGATATCGACGCAGGGCGCTATGACGGGGCCGAGCTGCGGGCGTGGATCGTGAACTGGGCGGACACGGGTCAGCGGCACCTGCGCTTTCGCGGCACGATCGGCGAGATCCGGCGCGCGGGCGGTGCGTTCCGGGCGGAACTGCGCGGCCTGACCGAGGCGCTGAACCGACCCGTCGGGCGGGTGTTCCAGAAGCCCTGCACCGCCGTGCTGGGGGATCGGGATTGCAGGGTTGACCTGACGACGCGGGGCTATGCCGCCGAGGCGGTTCTGCGGGGGGTGGACGAAGAGAGCACGCTGATGTTCGACGCCCTGCCGGGATACGCGCCGGGCTGGTTCCGCCGCGGCCAGCTGGAGGTGCAGGACGGGGCCGCCCGTGGGCTGCACGCCCAGATCCGGCGCGACGAGGTTGCCGGCGCGGGGCGGGAAATCGCCCTGTGGGCGCCGCTGCGCGCCGGGATCGCGGCGGGGGACCGGGTGCGGCTGGTCGCCGGGTGCGACAAGCGGCTGGAGACCTGCCGGTTCAAATTCGACAACATCTTGAACTTCCAGGGCTTTCCCGACCTGCCATCGGAGGACTGGCTGATGGCGGTGCCCGCGCGCTCGGGCGATCTGGGCGGGGGGAGTCGGCGATGAATGCGCGCGTGGTGGCGGCGGCGCGGGGCTGGATCGGAACGCCCTATCTGCACCAGGCCAGCCGCAAGGGGGTGGGGACCGATTGCCTTGGGCTGTTGCGCGGGGTCTGGCGCGAGGTCGTGGGCGACGAGCCCGAGCCGGTGCCGCCCTACAGTCGCGACTGGTCGGAGCCGCAAGGCGACGAGGCGCTGTGGCGCGCGGCGCGGCGGCATCTGCGCATGGTGGCGCGGGAGGACCGGCAGGCTGGCGACGTGCTGCTGTTTCGTATGCGCGCGGGGACGGTGGCCAAGCATCTGGGGATCGCCGGCGATGTCGGTCCGGCGCCCACATTCATCCACGCCTATTCCGGGCATGCGGTCGTGGAAAGCCCGCTGAGCGCGCCCTGGGCGCGTCGCATCGTGGCGCGGTTCCGGTTCCATCAGGAGGTTTGA